AGGGACGACTGCCACCGTAGCCAAAGTGACCTTGAATTGAGCCGGGTTCAGCGCCGGCCACTCTCAACCTTCACGCATTGCGCTTGGCTTAATTTGCTGATGGGGCGTTCTAGAGCGTCATTAGCCTGGGGCTGCTAGGCGCAAGTCGTGAGGGTTTTAACGCCGCAATCGACCAATGATGCGCCAACCGGGGCCCAAATTCCAGGGTCGAGCGCATTGCCGCATATGATGTGGCTCTATAGATTGCGCCGCCACGCTGAGGCGAACAGAATCGCTGAGTGGCTTCCCTCAACCTTTTATGGGGTACCGAATCTGGGCCGCGCGTGATGCTAGCGATAACGGCGGCTCGGTTAGTAGGAAAGTGGAAAAGCGCTTCGGCGCAAAGCGACGTTCGAATCATCGCCGCCCCTCCAAAATCTCCTCGCAAGCGTACTCACCGCTTGTTGCATGGCTAGTCCATGCTCTTTTCTTCGCGCAGACCCGGCGTGCTCGGCCGCTTCGCCTGCTTGGCAAAGGCTACAACGCACGCTTCCGCCCGGACAGGCTAGGGGTGTCCGTTAATAACGCTAGCAGCGCGCTATATGTCGTCCACCGATACCCTTCTCGGCGGGAGAACGGTAGGAGCGCGCATTTAACTTAAAGGACTTGCCATGCTTAGTTCCACTTCCAGAGAATCGCTGATGCACACATGTATGAGCGCAGCCCGTGATTGCATGGACCAAGGCGGCAAGGAAGAGCAAGCAATCGCGCGTGCAGTTGCAATTGTCAAGGCGACGCTTGCGGCCGATGAGGCATGTGGAGTCCATGGGATTGCGTCAATTGCCGACCGCGCCGCGTTTGCTCTCAAAAACAGCGCCTAATTCAGGGGCGCAATGAGCTATCCCAACAATCAGGGCAATCCTGCTGGTGCGATCCCCGTATATATAGTTGCTCAGCCAGGCACCGGACCATATCCGAACCTACAGAGCAACTCTGGCGGGGCAATCCCGATCTACGAAGTAGCAGGCCCCGGCACGGCGCCGTACCCGAACAACCAATCGAAGGCTGGCGGAGCGATTCCCGTGCACGTTGTGAGCGCACCGACAGGCAACGGGCCTTTCCCCAATAGTCAAGGCAACGCAGGCAGCGCGATCCCTGTTTGGGTGGCTGGGAGCGCAACAGGAAATTTGCCGGCGTACCCGAACAAGCAGAACAATGCGAGCGGGGCTATCCCGGTTTATCTGGTTTAGAGGCGGATTCTGCCAAACGGTCTCGCGCCACAAGGAGAGATCTTGCGCAAGAAGCCAATTCCGCCAGAAAAGACCCGCCCGGTGCCGCCCGATCTTCTCTTCGACGACTCGAATTGGATGAAACACTTCGTTCCGGCCGATGGCGTAGAGGAATGGGTCGCAAAGACTCTGATGGATGAGGGTTCGCCGCTCTACAACAAAGACCACGCGCACCTGATCGGCGCAGACATTCAATACCTCTGGGCCGGGGTCGCAAACAACCGGCAGATGCGCCGGGTTGTAGGGCAGTGCGAAGAAGTGACCTTTCGCGCCAGCGCTTGGCAGAAGGGACGCCAAGAGCAACAAATGAAGGAATGGTTCGGGCGAGTCCCAGCCTACTTGATCACTTTTGATGCTTGGTACGCGAAAGAGTGCTCAGATATCGAGTGGTGCTCCCTCGTAGAACATGAGCTTTATCACATCGCGCAGAAGACAGACGCCTTCGGTGCCCCGGCATTCACCCAAGACGGCGACCCGAAACTTGGCATCCGATCGCACGATGTCGAGGAATTCGTCGGCATTGTCCGGCGCTACGGTGTAGGTGCCGCAGCAGGCGATACAGCCAAGCTAGTGCAAGCCGCTGGAAAGGTTCCGGAGATCGGACAATTAAACATTTCACAGGCGTGCGGGACTTGTTTGCTCCGCGCCGCATAGATTAACTCTTGATTAACGGCATTTCACATTATGGCAACGCTCACGGATGACGTGAAGACGTACATCGTGCAAGCGTTGGCGTGCTTCGATACGCCCTTGCAGGTCTCTGACGCTGTTAAGCAGGAGTTCGGACTGGATGTCCCGCGTAGCCATGTGGCTATGTACCAGCCGGATCGTAAGTCCGGAAGGAACCTAAGCCAGAAATATCGTGAGCTATTCGACGCGACCCGCAAGGCTTTCTTGGAAGACGCCTCGACGATTCCGATTGCCAGCCAGAACTTCAGGCTTCGTGCTCTCGACCGTCTTTACCAGAGTGCTGCATCCCGCGGGAATGCTGTGCTCGCCGCCCAATTGATCGAACAGGCAGCCAAGGAATCGGGCGGTCTATTCACTAACCGTCGAGAGATGACTGGCAAAAACGGCGCTCCCCTCATACCGCAAAAGAGCGCGCAGGAAATGACGGATGACGAACTCGCCGCCTACATTGGAGCAAGCGGCGCAAGAGCTATGGATCCGCCGCAGAGCTAGAGAGGACGTACTCTCCTACGCTCAAGCCATTGAAATCCCGGGCAAACCGGCCGGAGAAGATCCCGATACGGAATTCTTCGAGCCCGTCGAATCGACGATGGCCCAGCACCATCGCCTCATTCTGGAGACGATGGAGCGGGTAAGCAAGACGCCGCACGGGCGAGCAATGTTCTTCATGCCGCCAGGCAGCGCGAAGAGCACGTACGCATCGGTTGTTTTTCCGTCGCGCTATTTGGGCGCAGAGAAGAATCGCAAGGTCATTCTCGCCAGCTATGGCGATGATTTGGCGCGCAAGATGGGCCGGCGCACTCGGTCGATCATTAAGCAGAAGCGATTCAAGGGAATCTTTGATTGCGAGCTGACGGCTGAGTCTGCTGCGGCTCAGGAATTCTCGCTCACGAACGGTAGCGAATACATCGCGACCGGAATTCTCGGCGGAGTAACTGGCAATCGCGCGAACGGCATCATTATTGATGACCCGGTGAAGGGTCGCGAGCAAGCCGACTCGCCGACTATCCGCGACAAGACGTGGGATGCATATAACGATGACCTGAAGACGCGCCTGATCCCCGGCGGCTGGGTTGTTCTCATCCAAACGCGTTGGCACGAAGACGATTTAGCAGGGCGCATTCTTCCTGAGGACTGGCAGGGCGAAAGCGGCCCGATCATGTGTCGGGACGGGAACGTCTGGGAAATTGTTTGTCTCCAGGCGCGGTGCGAAGTCCAGAACGACCCGCTTGGCCGCAAGATTGGCGAATATCTGTGGCCGCAATGGTTCACAGAAAAGCACTGGGCGCAATTCCAGAGCAATGTTCGCACATGGGCATCGCTCTACCAGCAGTTGCCGCGGCCGATGGAAGGCTCGCTGTTCAAGTTGGAAAACATGCTTGTCGAGGGTCAGCCGGTTCCGTGGCCGAAGCATTGCGATTATGTATATGCAGTTCTTGATTCAGCGCTCAAGGCTGGCGATAAAAACGACGGCACTGCAGTCACTTATTTCGCGCGCAATCGCCATGTTGGTCACTCGCTAATCATTCTCGACTGGGACATAACCCAAATCGAGAGTGACCTGTTGGCCGATTGGTTCCCGTCTGTGATGGAACGCCTACTTGAACTAGGCAGGCTCACAGGCGCACGAATGGGCAGCGCCGGCAGTTTCATCGAGGACAAGGGCAGCGGCATCACGTTGCTGCAACGCGCGACGCGCAGTGGCTGGCAGGCTCAGGCTATCGACAGCAAATTGACGTCGATGAGCAAAGATGCGCGCGGTACAGGCGTGTCTGACTTTGTTCATAACGGCAAGGTGAAACTGAGCGAGCACGCATACAACAAGGTAGTGGAATACAAGGGCCGAACGCAGAACCATCTGCTAACCCAAGTATTCGGCTATCGGCTGGGCATCCCCAATCAAAGCGACGACGCGTACGACACGACCGTCTACGGAATAGCAATTGGCCTCGGAGATTCGGACGGCCTATAGGAAACGGTATCTAAATGGCTGAAATCACCCTAGGCGGCTCGTCGCTTACTTCGAGCCTGTTCAATCTCCTTATGGCTGGAGATTTGACGCCCGGGGACCAACCGTCGTATGAGCTTTGCAAAGTGATTTACGCTTTTCACCCGCTCGGTGGAAAGATCGTAGACCAGCCCATCCAGATTGCGATGAGCCAGAAGCGGAAGATTTCCGTTCCTGGAAGTCCCGAAGAGCGCGTGCGCGAAGCATTCGAGCGTAAGTGGGAAGAGATCAGCGCAGATTCGTATATCGCGAACACGGTGCGGCTGGGCAAGATTTACGGCGCATCGGCATTGGTGCAGGGTGCCAAGGACGTCGATACAACAACACCGACCGACCTGAAGAAGATCGCGCAGCAGGAGATTTACTTCAATGCGCTGGATCCGCTAAATACCGCTGGCTCGCTGGTGTTGAATCAAGATCCGAACGCGCCTGACTTTCAGAAGCCGAGCATCGTTACTGCTGCCGGCCAGCAGTACCATCCGTCGCGCACTGTGGTTTTCTTCAACGAAGCGCCGCTCTATATTGAGTTCACGAGCTCGGCGTATGGCTACGTCGGCCGCTCGGTCTACCAGCGGGCGCTCTACCCGTTGAAGTCGTTCATTCAGACCATGATCGCCGACGACATGATTGCCCGCAAGGTCGGTGTGATCGTCGCCAAGATGAAACCGGCCGGGTCGATTGCTGACCGCGCGATGGCTGTATTTCAAGGCATCAAGCGCAATGTCGTCAAGGAAGCGGAAACAAATAACGTTATCAATATCACGCCAGAAGAAGAGATCGAATCTCTGAACCTGATGAATATGGATGGCGCGCTGACGACTGCTCGCAAAGACATTCTTGAGAACATCGCTGCAGCCGTTCCTCAGCCGGCGAAGATGCTCAACTCGGAATCGTATGCCGAGGGCTTTGGTGAGGGCACGGAAGACGCGAAGGAAATCGTCAAATACATCGATAACGAGCGGCAGAAGATGAAGCCGCTGTACGACTATTTCGATCGTATCGTGATGAACCTGGCGTGGACACCGGAGTTCTACGAGACGATTCAGAACACGGTCGACGAGTATAAGAACGTCACCTACGAACAGGCGTTCTACGACTGGGCCAACGCGTTCGAAACGGAATGGCCGTCATTGATGGTCGAGCCGGAATCGAAACTGGTCGAAGTCGAGAAGGTCAAGGCCGAAGCGCTCATCGCGTACATGGAAACGATTCTCCCGGAAGTTGACCCGGACAATAAAGCCATCGTGATCAAGTGGGCAGCGGACAACCTGAATGAGTCGAAGCACTTGTTCACGATTCCGCTGATTCTCGATTACGACGCTTTGAGGGATTACGTTCCGCCGACACCGCCCGCTGAACCGAACGAACCGAAGCCCTTTTCTCCTGAGTCGTAATGGCGCAATCCTTCTTCGAAATCGTAACCGACGCCATTCGGGAGTTCACTGAGCACGGTTTCGATTCGGTCGAGCGTCTGACGCACTGGACAGACCGAATTAAGCGCGCCGCGGTCGATTCGATGACTCCGCCACACATCCTAGAAGACGCGCTGAACAAGAGCCTCCAGGGCGTGTACAAGCGGCTAATCGATGACGGCCAGATCGTGAAGGTCCACGTCGGCATATCGCGCTTCACGGTAGACCGGCTTAAGCCCAAGCTTCGCACGGAACTGGATCGGCGCCTGATGGTCTCGCGCGGCCTGATTAAGCTTAACCAGCAGCAGATGATCGAGAAGACTACCCAGCGCTTCGCCGGCTGGGCTTCGTCTATTCCTGTTGGCGGTAGCCGGGCGGTGGACACGAAGGATGTGAAAGACAACATCCGCAAGGCGCTGACGTCGCTTCCGTTTGAAGAGCGGCGTTGCATCATCGATCAGAGCGCGAAGTTCGTCAGCTCCCTGAACGACATCATCGCGACGGATGGCGGAGCGATTGCGGGAAGATGGAATTCAATGTGGCGCCGGCGTGGTTATTCATACCGCGAGGACCACAAAGAGCGCGATCAAAAGGTCTTTGCAATCCGCGGCAACTGGGCGCTTGAGAAAGGCTTGATGAAAGTCGGCCCTGCCGGCTACACCGACCAGATTACGAAGCCAGCCGAGGAAGTGTTCTGCGGCTGTTTTTATCAGTTTCTGTACAACATCCGCGATTTGCCCGACGACATGATCACGGCCAAAGGGCGTGAAGCACGCGCCGAAGCACGCGCCAAGATAAAAGCGATGCGGTAACTAAACCTAATCCATATGGCAGACGCCGAAATGACTAAAGCAGCCGGCGTTCTGGTTGTCGCGAACGACTCTGTGCTGTACCTCAAGCGTGGCAGCGGCGGGGATCACCCGGGTGAGTGGGCGTTTCCCGGTGGTTGTATCGAGGATGGCGAAACGCCCGAGCAGGCCGCGCGCCGCGAGTGTTTGGAAGAATCCGGCTATGAGCCAGCCAAGCTGATGGAAATCGGCAAGGTGAGCGATGGGCTAACCGAGTTCACGACGTTCTATCACGAGTGTCGCCGCTTCGACGTGGCGCTTAGCGACGAGAGCACCGATTATCTCTGGGTGCCGATCGGGCAGACGCCTGAGCCGCTGCACCCCGGTTGCGCGTACATCCTTGAGTCGGACGCTTTCAAGGCCATCAAGAAAGCGCACATGAACGAAACGGAAATCGCGCAGGCCATTGTGGCGGGAGCACTTCCCTCGCCGCAGTTCGTCACGAACATGTGGCTGTTCGATATTCGCATAACGGGTACAGGGACGTCATACCGCTCGAAAGACGATGAATACGTTTATCGTCCACCAGAGAATTATCTGACCGACGAGTTCCTTGCGCGATGCAACGGACTCACGGTCATCGTAGACCATCCGAAAGCAGCAATTCTGGATTCGAAGGAATTCAAGAAACGCAAAGTCGGATCGGTCCTCCTGCCCTATATCAAAGGCGATGAAGTCTGGGCGATCGCCAAAATTTACGACAAGACAACCGCAGATCTGATGACGACCGAGCAATTGTCGACGTCCCCTTCCGTTGTCTTTCGCAACCCTGCAGTAGAAAACAGCACCGTCACGATGGAAGGCGGTGCAACCCTCCTCATCGAGGGAAACCCCAAACTGCTCGACCACATCGCTATTTGCGAAGCTGGCGTGTGGGATAAGGGCGGTCCGCCATCTGGCGTCTCCACCAACCAAGTTCAGGAACCTCAAATGAATGAAGACGAACTGAAGGCCAAGGCGGACGCCGAGGCTAAAGAGAAAGAAGACACCGAAGCAAAAGCGAAAGCCGATGCCGAGGAAAAAGCTAAGGCCGACGCCGATGGCGACAAGTTCAACAAGCTGATGACCGCGGTTGATTCGTTGTGCTCGCGCATGGACTCTTTCGAGAAGGCTAAGGCCGACAAGAAGGCCGATGCGATGCCTGGTGACGAGATGTCTGTCGCCGACAAGAAAGCCGACGAAGAAGCGAAGGCCAAGGCTGATGCTGAAGAAAAGGCCAAGGCGGACGCGGAAGAAGAGAAGAAAAAGGCTGATGCCGAGGAAGAAAAGGAGAAAGCCAAGGCTGACTCCAAGGAATCCGCTCTGCTCGCTCGCATCGCCGAGCTCGAAAAGCTGTCCGTGCAAATTGCCGGCGTCATCCCGCGCCCGCTGAACGACACCGATTACGCGCTGATGGCTGACGCTCAAGCCAAGGCAGACGCAGTTTATTCGGCATTCGGCAAGCAGGCTCCGCGCGCGTTGAACGGCGAAGACTTGCTCGCCTATCGCAAGCGTCTCGCTGCCGGTGTGAAAGCGCACAGTTCGGAATGGAAGGGTATCGACATCAGCAAGGTCGACTCTTCGGTGTTCGAAATCGCCGAGCCCCGCATCTATGCCGACGCAATGGAAGCTGCGATTCATCCGATCGGCGCTGAAAGCGACACGCTGCTGGAGCGTTCGCGCAAGAGCCCCGCGGGTCACACGGTGATCGAGTTCTTCGGCAAGCGGCCGTCATGGATGGACATGCACCGCACGCCCCGCGCGCGCGGCAAGCTGAACATTCAAAAGGGCCATTAAGGCTCGTAGTTGCCAAATATGAGGGCCGCCACTGTGCGGCCCTTACTCATTTCTGGATAAGGAAATCATGACTATTCAAGTCCCTTTCAATCCGTACGGCACTACGAACGCGCAAGGCTCGTTTTCCGTACAGAGCGCAGGCTATGTGCAGGGCGTCTATCAAGACGATCCTGCGATTCGCAACGCACTTGCAGTCGGTAGTCTTTCGGCTGCCGCCACGCTTCCTCTTTGGGGTGGCGTACCGATTTCGGAAAGCATCGCCTCGTCCACGGCTGACGCAACGCTCGGCGGTTCGATCATCCAGGCTTCTGCAGTGGCCAACATCACCGGCTGGTCGGTATTCAACAACGCGTATTCGATGGTCGGTTCTCCGACGAGCCCGGTACCGTTGGCTGTTAATGCTGGCGCATCCGTCGCGTTTTTCCGGTCGGGCTGTGGCATTCGCATTCCGGTCGCAATGGATCAATCGCTCGTGTCGCTCGATGGCGGCCTGATCACGCAAAACGTATCGTGGGACTTCAACAACCAGATCCTGCAACCGTACGACGCGGCCACGGCAACCTATTCGATCACGTCGCAAACCGCTACGTTCTCGGGCGGTGTGTGGACTGTCGCTGTCGTGATGGCCGCAGCATCCCCGGTTGGTGGCGTTGGCGATTCGATCAACATCTCGGGTGCAACGAACTCGGGCACCGGCGGCAATTCGCTCGTGAACGGCAATCAGGTCGTCACGGCGTTCACCGACAACCAGCATTTCAGCTACCAAGTGACTGCAGTGGCCGGCGCGATCGGCACCATCGCAGGCACGCAAGTTTTGAACTACGGTACGGGCGCCCTCCCGGTCAAGATCCTCGGCATCAGTGCTGGCAACGGCATGACGGTCAACTACAACCCCGCAACTGGCGCAGCTACCTGGAATCGTTCCGGCTACGCGGCCCTTATCCAGATCTAAGGAGATAAAAAATGGCCGGTATCGTACCCGCACAGATTCGGGTTAGCCCGCACTACCTCATCCCCGAACTGATTCTTCAGTATCAGCAAGCATCGGGCGCATTCGATCTGATCGCAACGGGCGATCCGCTTGTGCGTTTGGGTGAAGGCGACCTCGCCGTCTATGGCAAGCGTCTCGACGTTCGCACGGAAGTGACGACCAGCCAGTTCGCGGCGAATCTATTGCCGAGCTGCACGGTTGTGTACAACGAAGTCAGCACGCCGACGTATTTGATTCAGACGCGCGCCGAATACGACCACCACGACACGGCTGCTCTTGGCCGGGTCGGTGTGTCGACGCCGGAAGCTCACCGCTTGGCAATGCGTCAAGGCACCTTCCAGCAACAACGGAACCTGCTGCTGTACGGCGCGAACCCGCTGAACGGCGAAGGCCTGCTGAACACGAACGGCGCAACCGCCATCAACTTGCCGGCCGATTCGAATGGCAATACGACGGTTGTCACGTATGACAATGGTCAACTTGCGATGTTCTTGGCTCAAACGCTCGGCGCGATCAAGGTCCGCACGATGCAGATGGGTATGGGCGTCAAGTTTGCCGTCACGACGAGCCAGCGCGTTCTCGAATCGATCAGCTACGACGTGGTTCAGCTTACCCAGTTCCAACGAGCAGGGGCAGGTTCGAAGTCGGCGCGCGGTTTGGTTGACGACGTTCTCGAATGGAATGAGGACGAGATTACGTGGTCGTGCGATGACACCTTGCAAGGTAAGGGCGCCGGCGGCACCGACATGATGGTTATCTCGATGCCTGAAGTTAAGAAACCGCAAGGCGGCAAGATCAATACCAACGTGTTCGCCGAACTGACCCCTGGTCTTCAGGCTTGCGCGCTTCAGTTGGTCGATCGCGCCGCACCCACGGAGATAATGAGCCCGCTCGCGCGCGGCGCCGTGGATGTTGTTTCTGAACTTCGTTCGACGTCTGGATGGTCCTTGCGGCCGGAAGCGATCACATTGCTGAGTCTTCAGTATCAGTAATCAGTTAGTCCGCGGATAGGAAGCGCATCTGACAAGCACGCCCCCTGTCGTGTTTCCGCGGGCTTCTATACAGGGTATTTTTCACAGGGAATTTTCATGTCTAAACTTTTCGTTGCCAATTGCTCGAAATTTAATTACGAGTTGCACTATTGGGTTGAAAACTCGAAGAAGCCTGTCGTAACCAAGATCAGGCCGGGCGCCCAGGAAAGCATCTATCCACAGGGCACGCGCGACGACCACGAGCGCATCATTGACCAGCACAAGGTTTATGGGCTAACCCCCGTCAATGAGATTGATCGAAGCAATATTTTTGTTGGCCAGTGCTTTCAGTTCGATACGCCAATCCCGCACGATCGTCTTTTCACGACGATGGAACGCAACGATGACGTGCTCTACGAACAAGCATTGGAGCGCCGCAAGGAAGCTGCTGCAGCCACCAGTGAGGGCATCAGGCGGGACGCTCAAGACGCCGATGTGAAGGTCGGTAACATCGAGATCGAGATTAAGGAAGTGGAACAAAAGGGCGTTACACAGACGGTGCATGAAATCATGTCTGTCGGCGAAGAAGGCGAAGTTGCTCCGCAAGAACCCCGTCGTCGCGGTCGTCCGCGCAGGAATTAAACATGCCTTTCTTCCCGCCACCGTTTGGGGCCGGCGGTCTTGCCCCATGGCAGACGCAGACTACGCCCAACACTACTGATCTGTACACGTTTCTCACGACGGTGGCGGGAATTACGACAACAGCGCTTCCATCGACCAGTGCATATATCGCATGGGCGCTGAGCTATTCAGAAGAGCAAACGCTTCTTGTCCTCCGGGCCATTGGGCAGGACTACTACTGCTTTGCGGTGTATTTGCTGGCTACGTCGTTCTTGATCAATTGGTGCCCAGATCAGCCGGGTCAAACGTTCTTTGTTGATCTGCGGAAGTCTTGGAATATCTCTGGCTTCGTTGGCGGGATTGTCTCGTCTACTGCAGATCAAGGCACGTCCGAATCCATGGACATGCCTGATTTTATTAAGGGATTGACCATCGGGCAGATGGGAATGATCAAAGACCCGTTCGGACGTCAATTTTTGGCGATGATGGCCGATAACGGGCCGATCTGGGGCATTTCTTGAGGTGATGTATGGCAGCAGGCCGCGACTTTGATTCACCGCAGGCGGAAGGCGGCGGAAGCTACCAGTCATCGATTCCGAAGGTGTTTGCAAGGTCCGCCGCTGGAATTGTTCTTCACCTCGGCGTGATCGACATCCCTTACGCGAATCCAGCGACACAAAAGAAGGTAGCGCAGGCCAAGAGGGGCAAAGCAAATAAGCCCGTCAAGCCCAAGACGCAAAGCGGCACGCAAACGACCGGCGACGTCGCGGAAATCCTTGAGGCTAAGTACGGAATCATGGACACGTTTGCGTTCATGCGACTTCCTGATATTGCCAAGGAATTAGAGAACTCCATCGCTGGCGAACTCGAAAGCCTGATGATGGGCGGCTCCGGGTCTTCGAATCCGTTTAAGAGCGCTGAATCTGCGATTGAGTCGATGTTCAAAAACTTCCTAGCGAAGGGTGACATCGAACACGCTGGCATCGAGGGCGTTCCGACTCAGGCAGCCATTAGAGGCGTGAATCATCGGCTGGCTCACCCGTACGCGAAGAGCAGCCCGCGCCGCGAAAGTTTCATAGACACGGGCACGTACGCTGCGTCATTTAAATGTTGGGTGGCTTGATGCCGTCGATAGCAGAAAGCCTCAACTCACAAAATCAGCTTCAGGATGGCTTAGCCGCTGGCGTCAATACGCTGTCGCTGAACCAAACTGTCGCGTTCACCCAGTACACGAAAAGCACGATCCCCACAGACGGATATGTCTTTTGGGTTGCCACGGGCGTAACGACCACGGTCCAAGGATCATTCCACTACGCGACCGACCAGCAGCAGAACGAGGATGAGACGATCGACGTCAACCGGGTGATCTTCTCCGGTTTGAGCCAGATCGATGCATTCAATCAAGCGGCGCCCGGTGATCTTTTCATCGGCGAATTTCAAGGTCTGCAATTCGCCTTCAGCGCGCGCGGCTCGTTTTACCAGCAAGCGAATCTGTATCACTACATCGGCAATGCGGTTTATCCCGCGCTCGCCTCGCAACTGATCGATAGCTCGGCAGATCTTCCTGTCGGCCCGATCGTATCGAACAGCCTGCCGATCTGGCTGAGTCAGAACAGCTTTGCTCCGGTATATGCGTCGTATCTCGTGCCGGCCAATATCGTGCCGCCCTACATCACGGCGCACATTGAGCCGCCAATGACGGGTGTTCCATCGTTCCCGATCTATGAATGGCCGGGGAATCCGAGCCCGACGACTGCGCTGCAGCCGATGTCAAGTATGCAGCTCGCACAGGATCACGTGAGGTTGACGCTGTACGGTTTCACCAATCAGATGGCGATTCAATATCTCGTGTCCTTGATTGAATATTCTGTGGACTCGGATGTATTCGGATTTGGCAATTCGCCAGCCATTCGCGACGAGAAGCGCACACAAGTTGAAATGGCAGTCATCGCCATGAAGAAGACGATTGACATCGATGCCTGGTATTTCCAAGGAACGTCTGACGCTATCGCGCGTCGCTTGATCCTGTCTGCTGGCTTCTCTTCTATCACTACGTAGCGGGCATACCGCTCTGCTGTAACCAACCAACCCGCCTTGAGCGGGTTTTTCTTTTTCCGGAGCCTTAAATGCCCCAGTCCCCGCTTCAAGCAAACGTCGCCATTAATCCTGCACTCAAATCTGCACCGCTTCAGACCGATCTGAGCGGCAATCTGCTGACGGGCAATGGCTCGCTGAACAAGCTGAATGTGACGGCTGCGACTGTTATCAAGGCGGCTGCTGGTCGGATTTGCAAGATCACCGTCAACACGGTCACGAGCACTTCTCTGGTCGTAAGCGACGCCGCGTCGACGGGCGCAGTTGCCGCGGCAAATCTTGTACTCAGCGTCGCTGCCGCTCAGCTTACCGCAGGCCAGATCATCAACCTCGACTTCCCTTGCGCGACCGGTATTGTTGTCAACCCGGGCACGGGTGGTGTGGTTTCGGTCTCGTTCGATTAATCCCCGGAGCTCGCCCTAATGGCTACCACGATCACTCCAACAATCGTCAATGTCAATACGACGGTTGTTCGGGCACCTACCGTTTCACAACTGCAGCAGAGTGGTGCGATTGTGTCTACGGGCGGCACCACCCTTGCGACAGGCACGTATCAATACTGCGGCACGCTCTCGGCTGTCACTGCTATCTTGGCGGTGCCTTTATCGCTTACTGGCTTGGTGTGGGCATCCGGCACTGTCACCGCCACCGCTACTGCAGCACTCACGCTAGCAACCGGCCAGACGTTCACCACGACCATCACGGGCGCCGTACCTGCTGGCTACAACGGCACGTATGTTGCGACCGTGACGGGCGCAAATACCTTCACCTATGCGCTAGCCGTGAACCCGGGCACGCAGACGACGCCCGGAACGTATCTGCCGGCCAACGCTGGCTTCATCAGCAATTCGGCAACGACGTTCTTTGCGCAAGGAACGTCGGTCGGCACGTATGTGCTTGAACTCGGCGCGCAGACGACCGCGGCGGCGGCAATCACTGCGCTGCAAACGTGGATCACGGCGAACAGCCAGCCCCAAGTGTTCTATGCCTACTTGATCCCGGCCAACTGGGACGCGTCGTCTGCCGCCGCGCTCAATACGATGACGGCGAACTACGAAAGCCCGAGTGGCCAGACTTACTTTTTCATCACGACGACGGTTTCGAATCTGCCGGGGTACGCCGCGAACAAAGCCGTCTTTGCAACGGTTCCGAGCCCGACTCAGGCAACTACCGAGCATCAAGCTGCCGTGGCGTTTTATCAGTGGCTTGTCAATCTTCCGGGCCCGGCGAATCAACTTGCGCCGATGTCGTATCGCTTTGGGTTCGGCGTCACGCCGTGGTCGCAGATCAGCAACCAGACGAGCATCAATACCGTTCTGACGAATTACGGAAACTTAATCCTGACCGGCGCGGAAGGCGGCATTTCTACGGCGACCCTGTTCAAGGGCACGACGATGGACGGCGAGCAGGCTGCGTGGTGGTATGGCATCGACTGGTTCCGCATTCAGGTGAAGCAAGCATTGGCCAATGCCGTCATAAACGGTCCGAACAGCAATCCCCCGCTGCTCTACAACCAGGCCGGCATTAACTCGCTTTTGGCGGTTGCTCAAAACGTCGGCACTTCGGCAGTCAAGTTTGGTTGCGCGTTAAGCGTCGTGGTGACTGCAGTTCCGTTCACGACCTATACGACTGCAAATCCGAGCGACTACAACAACGGGATCTACAACGGCTTCGCCGCGACGGTGGTTGGTCAGAATGGCTTTTTGACCCTCACATTCCAGTTAGCCGCTACTCAGTTCGTCTGATAAGGAGAAAACTACATGGCTAATCCTTATCTCGCAGCGGGTCCGCTTAACCGCGTACGCTGCTCGGTAGTGGTCACTTCGACGCCGACGCTGAATATCACGTCTCAGTTCATGGGCAAGAGTTTCGCGCACATTGAATTCGAGGGTGATTTCACGCAGCAAATCGAAGTCGGCACGGGCGTTGTGAATTCGCCGGAGCCGTATGTGATGGCGACAATCACGGTCGGTTTGTTGCGATCGCAGGCATTGTCGGCTAACTGGCTTGCTCAGGCGCAGAACACGACGATTCTCGGTGATGTGACGATTTACAGCGATACATCAGTGTGGCCGGCTATTGCTTTGTCTGACACGAGTATTCGCACGATCAACCCAGGTGCTTTTGATGGCACCGATCCGGTTGTCCGGCTTGTACTTCGCGGGACGTTCAATATTAACGCAGCGTTGTGGTCATTAACGTAATTTCACGCTTTGCTGCGGCTAGGGGCGCGACCCGAAACGCCGGCCCCTTACCGGCTGCCGCAGCATCTCATCTAAGGCTCAATAAAGGATTGAGATGAAAATCAATGAGAAGCGCAATTTGGCGCTCCCTATCGTGACTGAAAACGTTACGAAAAAGATCGAAGGCAAAGACGTAACCGAATCAGTAGTGCGTGTCTGGGCGTTCCATAGTCCGGTGAGCCGGGAAGTGTTCGAGGCGAACTATCGAATCCTCGCGGCGACCAAATCGGCGCTGGCCAGCAAGGGGTCTCATTACCTGATGACGTCCGGGCCGCGTATTGCAGCGCTGACGCTGAAGGACGAGGGGCGCAAGGATGCCGCCGAGCGCGGATCTTTCGATAAAGACGGTAACATCGTCGACGAGGAAACTCCGGCTCTCTTATCGGAAATCAAGCGCCTGACGATGATCCTCTGCGCAGGGGCCAATGGTTGGGACATGCTTCCGGTTGACACAGCCATCTCTGCCGGAAAGATCGATTCAGAGGATTGGGAGGAGGCGCTGTCAAGCATAGTTTTTTTTATTTGTCACTATGCGATGGCGAGGAAGGCGGATCGCGAGACAACAGCGAGAGCAACGGCTTCTCTGCTGGGTGCATCGATTACGTCCTCAAGCATTACGGAATATCTCGCTTCTTTGCAGACCTCGACGCCGGCCGAACCTACGAGAACAGCACAATCCTCGATTCCGTCTTGAACTTTATATCGGGCGAGGGGTTCCTGGCGGCCTTTCAGCAATATGAAACTCCCTATCGATCAGCGCTGGAGTACCGACAGCGCTATCTAATTGAATCTGCGAAACGCTAATGGCCGCCAAAAGCATCGTTGAAATTGAAGTTGACTCGTCTCAATTTCGCGAGTTCTATGAGACGTTTCAAAAGTACCAGAAGCAACTCAATGACATGCCGGAGGACTGGAAAAAAACAGTTGACGTTATTAGCGAGGGCGCTGATGAGATGGGTGGCTTTGCCAAATCATCGAAGTCATCGAAAGAATTTCTGATGATCGCCGCCATTCAGGCTGATGCAATCTCGAAAGGGATGATGAAGGCGACGGGCGTGCAGGACAAGTTCAACACGAAAGCCAAGGACGGCGCGATTCAGATGAGTCGTATGTCGAAGTTTTCGAAAGAGATGCATAAGTCGATCTCGGGCATGAGTTCGATACTGCTTAAGCTCGGTACGGCTGGCGTTGGCGGCATTGGTTCTGCCATCGGAGCAATTTATGGCGCCACGAATATGTTGGCAGGCCAGAATTTAGAGGCCCGCGGACTCGGCCTAAAGATTGGCCAAACCCAAGCTTTTGAATCGAACTTCGAGAAATTCGGACTCGGGAAATCGGATCTGTCGAGCGTTGCGAACGCACAATCTGATGTCAGCAAATGGCGTGCATTCATGACCGCAGGTCTGACGCCCGAGCAGATCCAGAACGAAGATCCCGAGCAACTAACTTTCGACTTTGCGAAAGCGGCCAGCGGTAAATATAGGGAATGGCAGAAGTCTGGAATGCCTGCTGCATCAATGGCACAGGCATATGGCTTCACCGATATCCTGTCGCAACAGCAACTGCGCACCGGCGCGAGCTATAGCGACGCCGATTGGCAGAAGGCCCAGAAGAAAGAGATTGAAGATGCCAAGAAGAATGCGGTCGATCAAGACACCGCTGACACCGCATCGGATGTGAAAGCGTCGCTCAAGTCAAATTGGGCGGAGGTCATGAATGCATTCAACGACCAGTTAGGCAAGGCCTCTCCCGAACTAAAGGTCTTGGGGGACAACGCAGCAGCAGCAGCGGTTACTCTGTTGAAAATTGCCGGTCCTCAAGTCAAATCTGTTTTGGATGCTGCGGCGAATGGTACGCCCAAGTCCGTTATAAAAAATGGACTCCATCCGACTCTAAGTCACCCCAACGAATTAGGGAGCGGCCTAGCTGCGCTCGGACTTTCGCTGAGAGAATTATTTTCTCTTGGGAGTGTTGGCCGGACTCCGTCCGCCTCCGCGTCATCGATGTCGCCCATGGCTGCCATGATTGATGCTCAATATCAGATCGAGTCTGGTCGCGGAAAGCATCTGCTGTCACCCGTAGGCGCGAAGGGGCCGATGCAGTTCATGGATGCGACGTGGAAACAATGGGGGAAGGGGGATGTAAATAGTCTCCAAGACTCTCAGGCTGCGGCCCAAAGATACGATGAGTTCTTGTTGAAACGCTATGGCGGCGACAATCGCAAGGCGCTGGCTGCGTACAACTGGGGAATGGGCCATCTGGATAAGGATATCGCTGCAAACGGAGACAAATGGGAGGCACATGCTCCCATGGAAACTCAGAATTACATCAATAAAGCAGCAAAAATCATGGCCAAGCAAGGCCAGAACATTAATATCAACATCACCAACTCGACGACGGCGAACGTCGCTACGTCGATGAACGCGGCGCCGCATTGATATGGGACAACCAGCTTTCGCGACCGTCTATGACTTAGCGTTCCAGGTGAGCCCCATAATTTTGGTAGGCGGCATCGCCGCCAATACGCTTGGCGGCATGCTGCCGATCATTGCGCTGGGCGGGCAGGCGTTGTCAGCCGTTCAAGGCGCGCTATCGAATGGAATCAACACCGATGCTTTCTTCGCTCGTTACGTGCCGGTGCCGGGCAGCACGCTGATCAACCAGTCGATTGCAACGTTCCCTTTCGCGAATCAGGCCACTGCAGCGAATGCGACGATTCAGCAACCATTGGCGATTTCGTTGCGCATGATCGCGCCGGTGAAAGATACGGCCGGCTACCTCACGAAGTTGGCAATCTGGACGTCGCTGCAAAACTCGTTGGTGGCGCACAACGCGGCCGGGGGCTCGTACACGATCGCTACTCCGTGGTTCATTTACACCAATTGCCTCTTGCAGACGATCACGGACACGACCGGTGGTGACGGAAAGCAGCAGCAGATCATGGCTCAGTGGGATTTCGTGCAGCCGCTGACGACGCAGATGCAGGCCGATAGCGCCTATAACAGTCTTATGTCTAAGCTTTCCAGCGGCGCTCAGGTTGGTCCCGCTACAGCACCTGGCACCTCAGTATGGTCTAACGCGGCCACGGCGGTGGGATCGGCGGCACAGAATGCGGTTTCGAATATCACGTCGATCACTGGCGTAGTGAATCAATACCTCAGCGCGCCAATATGACCACGTTAATTGCATTCACGCCGAACAACAATTCGTCGCCCCCGTTTTCGCAAACAGTGACGCTGGATAACGTCAGCTATTCGCTGAATGCATTTTGGAACATATCTGGTCAGCGCTGGTTCTGCAGTTTGGTCGATCAGAGCGGCACGTCGATATGGACCGGAGCATTGGTGGGGTCGTCGTTGACCTTTGACATTCTGCTAGCGCCAGGCATTTTCCAGACGTCAACGCTTTTGTACCGTGAAGACACCGGGAATTTTGAGGTCACGCCCTAGATGGCCCGTTACTACGAACTTTCGCTGACTCCGGCGGGCGCCACTGCGCCGACGCGCACGTGGACTACGCACCCCAACAACATCTATGATCCGGCGGCCCTGCAAATAGAGTACGACGCGCTGGTGGGTCCGTACGGGACGCCCACGGGTGCATCAACGATCACGATCTATGGGATTGCGCTGCAAGACTTGACGCAAGCGCAGCAATTCGCAGGAATGACGCTTGAATTGAAAGCGGGAATGAAGGCCCCGGGCCTTCCTTTGATTAATCCTGCTCAGGCCGGAACGATTCTGAAGGGCCAAATCTTCCAATCGTTCGGCAATTGGGAAGGCGTCAACCAGACATTGGACTTTGTTGTTATCCCGGGCGTCTACACGCTCGCGAATCCGGGAAATATCCTGCTGGACTGGTCGGCCGGCATGGAGTTGTCTGATGCATTGAAGCAGACGTTCTCTGTCGCCTATCCTGGCGTTCAGGTCGTCATGAACATGAGTACCGATCTGGTTCAGAACCACGACGAGCCGCATATCTGCGCGACCCTTGATCAACTGGCACAGGTCGTCGGGGATATTACTGAAGGAATATTCGATAACCGCGTGAACATCGCGATACAGGCCGGCAAGATCGTTGTCTATGACAACACCTATCGGCCGGCCCCGGTTCAGTTGAATTTCAACGATTTCATCGGACAGCCGACTTGGATCGCAGTCAACACGATTCAGATCAAGACGGTTGCGCGTGCAGACTTGCAGATCGGTGCCCTCGTGAAGATGCCGCAAGGCTTGCAAAATGCGCCAGGCTTCGTCAACACGACCTCGAACGCATTTCCGTCGAGCATCAAATATAAATCGACGTTCCAAGACAACTTCATCGTTCAGGAACTACGTCAGGTCGGCAATTTCCGGTCTGCGGATGCTGCTCAATGGTCGACGATCATAAATTGCCTGGATGTCCCGGCAGCTAGCCAAGGTTAAAGATGGCCGAGAATTACGCCAAGCTATGGGTTCAGAAGAGCGCGAATCAACTCGCGATCAACCGGGCTCAGCAGGCCATCTTAAATCTCGGCCGCGCGCTGCCTTGCCGAGTCGTGAAGGTGACGGGTGCGATCGTTACTGTGGCGTTTGAGGTCAACGCCGCGCCTTTCACCCTGCCGAATATCACCATCCCGAAAGCGGAAAGCAACTGGATCCGGATGCCGACTCAGGTTGGCGACTTCGGTATGACGATGCCGGCCGATGCTTATCTCGGGGGTGTATCGGGACTCGGGGGTGGAGTAGCGACGCTAACTCGTCCAGGGAATCTAAGCGCGCTTGTGTTCGTGCCCGTGAGCAATTCTGGATCGCCTCCGATCGATCAGAACGCCGCTCAAGTGCAAGGGCCGAATGGTGCGATCATCCAGACGACAGAGGGGGCACCATCGTCTGTTGTAACGAATCAGGAGGGAACGACGATTACCTTCGGCGCGGTTTCGCTCGTGGTCAATGCGTCTGGCGTAACCGTTACGGTAGGCGGGGAAACGTTCACGCTTGGATCGACGGGCGTCAATTCAACCTTGCCGCTCGTTGTGCCCGATGTGGTTGTCCCGAATGGCAGTGTTAATAACCACTTCCACGGTGGCGTTCAGACTGGAACAGGAAACACCGGCACGATGACTGGCTAGCGCTGCGAATAGGTCCCTTTGAGGCCGCCGTAACGATCCTCCCACATGCTGAATCTGAAGAAATTGTCCACTGCTCCGTTGCTCCATGTGACGGTAATATAGCAGTCGATCTTGTAGTTGCCCGGCAAGTATTCATATGCCGGCGTGCCGCCTTCCGTCTTAATCGATTTGATCTTCGCTGCGTTCGGGCCCAAGTCCAGAAGGTACGGGATGTTGGACATCTCCATATCGTGGGCTAGCGGTGCCTGGCAATTTTGCGGAATGCCGGCAGGGAAGGCAAACGCCGTGGCGGGGAACAGTAGAGCGATGAGGAGTTTTTTCATGTCACAGGCCGCCAGTGGTAATCGCGTACAGCAGCACTAACGCCGCTTGAGCCGCAAGGGTTGCGAGAAATGCAATGAAGGTTTTCTTCATCCCGTCGAGACTGCTTGTTTGAGTGGTCATGATTTTTCCTTTTGTTGCTTCTTTAGATACGCGTCGATCGCGCGGCGGATGTGTTCGCTGACCGTTAAACCTGTCTTGTCGGACAGGGCCTGTAGAGCAGCGATGACCTGCTCTGGAAGGAAGAAATTTAGTCTTTTCATGGCGGTCAATATACACACGTTAGGCGTACGTGTGCAAAATTTTTCGGGGTTCAGATGGCTCGGACATATGGCCGCGTAAATAATGAAGATGGCAGCAAAACTTGGGTGGTCGTCGAGACCGACGCGAACAATTTCGATGATTCGGTATGGCTCACAACGCTGGCGCAGTGCCTAAAGTTGAATTTGGGGGAGTCACCCTTTTATGCGGGGTATGGCATACCTCAGATGCAGACCGTGGTAACGCAAGTTTTGCCAAGCTTCTATGTAATGCAGACTCAAAGCCAGTTTGCGCCGTACTTCGCATCATTGACCATCACGCTCGTGCAGGGATCTTCCCCGCCGGTCTATCAGGTTAATGCTGTTTGCCACAACGGTGCGATTTTGACCCCTTACGTGGACTCGTCGATCGTCGCACCTCAGCTTGATAACACATTCATTCTCGGTCAGTCGATGCTCGGTTGATTGGATCGCCCAGATAACTTTAGAGCCCGCCTTGTGCGGGCTTTTTTATTGCCAAAAATAAATGAGCGCTATCCCGTCTTCAACGTCAGTACCGCTCGTGATGACGGCGGCAGGGCCGTTGGCCACCCCGCCAGCGGCGCTATACACAGCACTTATCAATGGCGTGGCCGCTACAAATCCGGGATATACGGCGAACTTGCCGGGGTCTTTGGTCGACGATATAGCTGGCACCGACGTCGGCGCCCTGGTCGCGATGGATCAAGCTAGAGTCGAAAGTATTAACGCTATAACACCATATGGCGCTAACGCTTTTATTCTGGCCCAGCTTGGTGCGCAAGCTGGCATTGCTCAAGGACTGAGCGCGAACGGAAGCGTCTTTGTTCAGTTCGCAGGGGCGGCCGGATATGTCTTTCAGCCGGGCTTTACGGTCGGCGATGGCGCGAACCAATATGCGCTGCAGGATGGCGGGGTCATCCAGGCCAGCGGCTTCAGCCCCTTGCTCTTCGCGGTCGCGACCAATAGCGGCACGTTCGCGATTCCGGCGAATACGGTAACCAAACTAGTCACGTCGGTACCCGCGGTCTACAACGTCACCGTCAACAACCCTGAAGCGGGAGTGCCGGCCACAACGACTGAGAGCGTGCAGAACTATCGCGCGCGCGTGCTTCAAGCTGGGCAGGTCGCGTCGACCGGAACTCCTGCTTACGTTAAAACGCTTCTCGAAAAAATCACGGGGGTTCAACAGCAACTGGTTTCGATCAACCAACTGGCTGGTGGCTGGCAGATCGTATGCGGTGGCGGTGATGCGTATTCGGTAGCGACGGCCATTCTTCAGGGCGTGCCCGATATCGCAGTACTTCAGGGTTCGCAGCTCGCCATCACTGGCATGAGCGCGGCGAATCCCGTTGTCATCACGACCAACCTGAATCACGGGTACATCGCTGGCCAAACGGTGACAGTCTCGGGAGCCACCCCGAGCGCCTATAACCTGACGTACACGGTTGCATCGGTTACAGCGACGACGATTACGACGACGACGAACGGCAGTGGATTTGGCACCTATGCGAGCGGCGCAACGCTTTCGCCGAATCCGCGCAATGTGACGGTTTCTCTCTTCCAGAACCCGAACACGTATTCAGTTGTCTTTGTGAACCCACCTCAACAAGTGGTCACTGTGGCTGTGACGTGGAATACGACCTTGCCCAGCTTCACGGCCGGTACGTCTGTCAATCAGCTAGCCGCGCCTGCGATTCAGTCGTATATCAACAGCATCTTCGTGGGGCAGGCGATCAATGAGCTTGAGATGGCCGCAGTATTTCAGAATGCAGTGGCATCGGTTATTGCGCCGCAAAACATCACAACTCTACAGTTCGTGGTCACGATCAACGGGGTTACGGCAACTCCAACGGCGGGAACAAGCATCATCCCGAGTGATCCGGAGTCGTATTTCTACTGCAGCCAGACAGGCGTAACGGTGGTGCAGTAATGGCGACGAACAACATCGAATCGTTCGCGACACTTCCGCTACAGAAGTGCATTCCCAGTTACTTGTATTTTCAATATTCTGACGACCAGGATATACAGGCCTTCGTTTCCTCGTTCAATTCGCTAAGTCAGGGATATCTCGACTGGTTCAAAAATACGCCACTCGGCCTATACACGTCGCCGAACATCAACGGCCCATTGTTGGATTGGGTCGGCAATGGACTCTACGGGATAGCTCGCCCGGTTCTGTCGACACAGACATCGTCAACGACGGCGGGGTACAACACTGCACCGTACGACACGGTTCCATACGATTCTCTCGCATTTACATCCTCTGGAACTGCCTCACTCGCGTCGGACGACATCTATAAGCGGATGCTGACGTGGAATCTGTACCGCGGCGATGGGCAGGTCTTCACGATCGGTTGGCTAAAAAATCGTGTTAGTCGATTTCTGAACGGGCCAAATGGATCTGATTACCCGGTCCTGAGCAACCCGCCGTCGATCACGGTATCCGGGAACACGTTCACGATTTCTGTGTTCAATGATACGCCGGGCATAGCGCTTCAGGAACTACTTGGATCGCGGTTGTTGGCGTTTCCGTTCCAGTACAACGTCGCATTCAGTTCAGTAAGTTTTCTGAATGATGGCGGTGTTCTCTGGATGACTGGCCCTAGCAGCTATCCGACAAGTTCTGCCGGGCTTCCTGTGGGCGCAGTTTGGTACAACGGCGGCACAGTAGCCGTAGTGCCTGGCGGACCAGGCACTGGCGCTCCTGTTTATTTTGGCACCGTCACCGCTGCCGGACTTCTTGCGCTTGGTGGCGGCGGTCTTCCTACGGCCAATCCGCATAACGCCAATCAGCTATGGAATAACGGCGGCCTCGTTTCAATTTCTGCGGGCTAAATATGTCGACTTTTGTCTTCGCGAACAACGTTAATACAACGTTGGCGGGAGCGGTGTCGAATAGCGCGACCTCAATCACGCTATCCAGTACTGCAAACCTTCCTTCATCCATTCCTGCTGGGTCCGTCCTTGTCATCACTCTGAATGACGTTGCGACTCGCCAAAATTTCGAAATCGTTTACGCGACCGCAATAACCGGAGCAACGCTGACCGTCCTTCGTGGACAAGATGGAACTTCTGCGCTGGCGTGGCTGGCGAATGATTTAGCCTTCAGCCCTCCCACTGCCGGACAGATGCTGGCAATGGGGCAGCTTAGCGCAGCAAACACGTGGACGGGCGCAAACACTTTCAATGACCCGGTCGCTGTAGCCAATGCCACGGCAACCGGGCACGCATTGAATCTGGGGCAGGCAGAGGCCGATTTTGCCGCGCTCAATGGTTCATCCAGTCAAGTGTTCAACGTTTCTCAGGCTTTGGCCAATACGGAAGCCATTCCTCTTGGGCAACTGCCGAGTCAATTTCCCAGTTCGCTGACGCAGAACGGCTACAAGAAGTACCCGGACTCCAATAGCCCGACCGGATATTTCATTGAGCAATGGGGAGTAAGCGGAACTATTAGCGGCGGCGTTACCGTTCCATATCCAATCACTTTCCCGAACAATCTTCTGAACCTTGGTTGCTCCGTGGCCGCTGCAACATCGGGCGGCTCTTGGGGTGTGGTCGAAGTTTCCGGAACTCCTGCTCCCAGCTTGTCCAACGCAACCTTTTGGTCTGCGGTATTTGGCACAGCCCCAAGCGGCGCTGCTAACGGCTCCATAGCATTTTATTGGCACGCCAAGGGTTACTAAAAAGAGGGTGAATAGAATGCCACGATACGCACAGTATGACTCTGCTAGTCCGTCTCCCGCTCCTGTGACGGGGTGGTATGACACGGACATTCTTGCTTATCCAAATCTCCCGCCAGCATCCGATCTTATCGAAGTCGATGCCTCTAATTGGGCGCTCCATTTCAATAGCCCCGGAGGCTGGACAGTAGAAGACGGGAAACTTATTCCGCCAGAATTTGCTTGATGGCGACGCCCGGGACTCTTTTGCCACCGACCGGGCGCCCTTATAGCCGCCCCGCAGCATCAGCCGCCGTTTTGAAATAACGACGGTTCTGTTTCAATTTCCTAACGCACAATGAAAAAACAACTTCTGCTGACGGCACTGCTCGTGCCGGTGCTTGCGTTCGCCCAGACTTTCCCGTCGCCCACGTTCAATAGCGTTACGCTGCAGAACCCGTTGACCGCAGCTAACGGCGGCACTGGCGCAACCTCGTCGACTGGCACGGGCTCCACGGTATTGTCGGCATCCCCGACGCTCACGGGCGCTCCAGTTGCGCCGACTGCTCCGTCATCGACAAGCAATACTCAGATCGCCACGACGGGATTCGTACAAAATAATTTTGCCGCCCCCCAAGTGCCTTATGGAAGTGTCACTCCTAACAGTGTGGCGGCGACTACGCTTAGCGCATCCGGAACGGTAAGCGGGGCCGGATTTGCATCGTTGCTTTCGCCTTATGCCCCGCTCGCGTCGCCGCAGTTCACCGGGTATTCTCAGTTCACGAATACTTCAGCCGGCGCCAGCGTAATCAGGATGACCGGCAATGGCGCGACTACGCCCAATAAATATATTGGCGTATTGAATGGAAGTTTTACCGTCTACAACAGCGCTGGGGGAACGCAGTTACTCAGCCTGACCGATGCCGGCGCGCTTTCTGTGCCGAGCTTATCTACGACGACCGCGCCGATCGCTATCACGTCTGGCGGAACGGGTTCGACCGCCTACCCAAGTCCGTATGTTGTGTCGTCAATCGCGGGGCTGCGCGGAATTTCGTCGGCGTTCTATGCCAGCGTTTTGGCGACTGGCTACTATGCTCAAGGAGATGGCGGTGGAGGAAGCTATCAATACGCCGCCGGAGATACTACTGACGGCGCATATTTCACAGGGTCTATTAGTTCAACGACGCTTACGGCATCGGCAGTCGCCAACGGTACGCTTGCCGTTGGGCAGCAGATCAATGGGGCCGGCATTAGCCCTGGCGGTTGTTATATCTCCTCGCTTGGAACCGGATCAGGCGGGGCCGGAACCTACACTTTAAGTTGCTCCCTCTCTGTCTCCAGCGAGACGATGCAGGCCGACAACGGCGGCAGCATTATCGTCGCATCGAATGGCTCTCGATGGGTATTAACAAATTCTGCAACGTTCAACGTCAAGCAATTTGGGGCTATCGGAAACGGCACAACCGACGACTACTATCCGATCCAAGCCGCACTGAACGTCGCTCCCGGCTCGGGCCGAATCATCGAGCTGGCTCCGGCAACCTATCGAGTCTCGCAGGGGCTAACCGTTTCGGCCGGCATGACGTTGCGCGGGCAATCTTTTGCGACGACCGCCACAGGGGGGTATCCCCAGATTATCGGGGACCTTTCGATCGCCAGCATCGTGACGCTTGATGGCGGGGGTGCATCACAAAGTGCAGCACTGCTCAATGTCGTGGTGAATCGGGCTAGTGGCACGGTCCCAGCGAGTAGTGCCAGCATTCGGGTTCAGAACACGAACAATGCTGTGTTGCAAGATACCTACGCGATGCGCTCGGCGATTGGGTATGCGATCGTCGGGCAGGCTGAAGCGAATGTGGATCTTGTGTGCAACCGATGCATTAGCACTCAGGTCACGCAATACCACGTGCAGATTCAGAATAGCGTGGGGATTACCTTTACCGATTCTTGGTTCGGGCGCAACGGTGGTTTGGACGTAGGCGCTACTGCGTATGTGAATATCAATGGGGCTGCTGTTGATACCGTTAGATTTATCGCCAGTCAGTTTAATCAAAGCGGCGCTAGTGTAACGGAAGTTCTCAGCTTCACCGGCTATGCCAACGATCCGAACGGGATCATCACATTCGCCCAATGTCACATGGAAAACTGGTCTACGGCTGTCGTGGCGGCGGACGGGGCAAGTACAGCGATTCAGCGCCTCAGATTTGTCTCCAATTCGATCAACGGGACTGGCGCGTTTTATTCGGGCGCGGCGGGTACGTTGCAAGAATTCATGCTCACCGGGAACACGATTGATGGCGCAGTTTCCTTAACGCTGGACCAGCAGAGTTCGTCGGTAGTGACAGGCAATGTCATCAGCGGCACCGTGACTGTCAACGCCGGATCGCAGGTTATGACGGGGAACTATTTCACTGGAAGCGTGACCCTTGAGGGCGCTAGCGTAAAGACGATATTTACCGGGAATGCAATTGGCGGAACCCTTACCAATACCATGTCCGGGACGTTCGTGGTTGTTAGCAACGGCTAAGACGCACAAGCAGATATCGTAACGGCCGCCTCCGGGCGGCTTTTTAAATTCCCCGGGGAAGTGCATGAATGATGCAGACGCAATTAGCGAATTGCGGGACCGCTTGGGTCGAGCAGAAGATCGACTTTCAAAAGGCGACAGCCAATT